AAAATAACAGATCCTGTATGTTACTGACACTGTTGCCTACATAATTAGGTGTAGTATCTGTGGTTTCTGTACTGCTTCCAGGGCCGATGTACTTGTGAACCAGCACGTCGGTGCCGCCCACTTGAAACATTTCCCAGGCAGTTTTATCAATGAATTTATAATCGTTGCCTTTTTCGGGCCGATATAGTGAGAGTCTTGGCATAGTCATATATTTATAAATAACAGTATGAGCCAAATTGATCAATCCAAACAAGGTGTTTACGACTACTGCAAAGCTATGCTGGGCGACGGCATGATCGATGTAGAACTAGACCCTATACATTATGAAACTGCCCTAAGTCGCAGTTTGGGCGTTTTCCGCCAACGTTCAGATAATGCTGTAGAAGAAAGTTATATGTTTTTGACATTACAAGAAAATCAAAATGACTATATTCTACCCAAAGAAGTGCAACAGGTTCGACAAATCTTTCGCCGGAGCATTGGATCACGCACCGGCAACGGATCAGGCGGTACAGTATTTGAACCGTTTAACTTGGCTTACACAAACACCTATTTGTTAAGTTCTACTAACATGGGTGGCTTGCTAACCTATGAATTGTTTAGTCAGTATCAAGAACTAGTAGGTAAAATGTTCGGATCGTTTATTAATTTTAATTGGCATCCACAAAGTCGCAAGTTAACTATTCTACAACGTCCTCGTGGATTTGAAGAAATTATGATTCAGGTGTATAATACCAAACCAGATTTTGCTATCATTGACGATACTTATGCAGGACAGTGGATCAAAGATTACACATTAGCTAACTGTAAAATGATGCTAGGTCAGGCACGTGAAAAGTTTGCTCAAATTGCAGGACCTGGAGGTGGATCAAGCCTTAACGGTGCAGCAATGAAATCAGAAGCCACTGCTGATCTAGAAAGACTAACCAAAGAACTAGAAACTCTAGTATCTGGCGGATCTGGGTACACATTTATCATAGGCTAATGTCTTGACCTTGTGCTAATTCTATAGTATAATTGCTTATAGGAGACAATTATGATTATTGGAATTTGCGGGTTTATCGGTTCAGGCAAGGACACAGTGGCTGACTATCTAGTCAACTTCCACGAATTTAGACGAGAATCATTTGCCAGCACACTTAAAGATGCTGTTGCCGCAGTGTTCGGGTGGGATCGTACCATGCTAGAAGGTCGTACTAAACAGGCTCGAGAGTGGCGTGAACAAGTAGACCCGTGGTGGGCAGAACGTTTAGATATGCCAACGCTAACTCCACGCTGGGTATTACAATACTGGGGTACTGAAGTTTGCCGCAAAGCCTTTCATGACGATATCTGGATTGCCTCCCTAGAAAATAAAATTCGAAATTCACGAGACCATGTGGTTATTTCAGATTGCCGCTTCCCTAACGAAATACAGGCCATAAAAAATGCAGGCGGCAAGATCTATTGGGTACAACGTGGTGATCTACCAGAATGGTATGATGATGCTGTGTTGGCTAACAGTGGTAGCAATGTAGGATTAAACAGCATGAAGATGAAAAAAATTCATGCTAGTGAGTGGGCGTGGATCGGTTGTGAATTTGACGCTGTTCTTGACAACAACGGATCGATAGACGAACTATACAATAGATCAGAAAGCCTAGTAATCGGCGACAAGATCTCCCTGCCGCCAGATAATACCGTCCTTGCTTAATACGCTTACGCAATTAGCGCATACTGTTTTTAGATTGCTGTGACGACAATTGTCTAAATCACCGTCAACGTGAAATACTCTAAAAACTTCCGGGTGTATTGATTTAAATCCGCACTTGTCGCATTGGTTTTTTATTCTATACCCTGCTCTAAACCAGCGGGGTATTCCATGATTAACTCCGTGAGCCATGCAGATTTCGCACAATGATCTATAATAGATCTTGTTGTTCTTTTTATAGTTAACAGCACGGGGTCTTTGCCCGCATCTACAAAGCGGTCTCATAAACATATTTACACCTTTTCAGCCCCTTTTTCATCTAGTATAACAGGCCAATTTTAGCGGATACCGCTAAATAATATGAGCAACTATTACCAGGAGAAAATGGGATGGCACTACAATCACCAGGCGTACAAGTTACGGTAATCGACGAGAGTTTTTATACACCAGCAGAACCTGGTACGACTCCTCTTATCGTTATAGCTACCGCAGAAAGTAAATCTAATGCAGCAGGCACGGGCACTGCTGCTGGTACCACGCAGGCAAATGCTGGCAAGGTATTTAAAATTACCAGCCAACGAGAATTGGTCGACACATATGGTGTGCCGTTCTTTGAAAAGACGGCTTCGTCAAGCCCTATACACGGCAGCGAAAGAAACGAATACGGACTATTAGCAGCATACAGCTTTTTAGGCGTCAGTAATTCAGCATTTATTGTACGTGCAGACGTCGACTTAGATGAACTGCAAGGCCAAACTTCTGCTCCTGGAGCAGAACCAGCTGACGGACAGTGGTGGTTTGATACTAGAGCAACATCATACGGTATTCAAGAATGGAATTCAGCCGCTGCATCGACTACAGGTGGTCAAAAGTTTGCATTGAAAATTCCTCTAGTACTTACCGATGATGACAGTGCAAAAATAAATTCAGGCACTAATGCTCCAAAAGATTCTGTGGGCGCTGTTGGAGACTATGCTGTAGTGGCACAGACCATAGGTGACACAGGTGAGGCAGGATTCAGCCTTGCCAAAGAAGCAATTAAAATTTACTACAAACGCAACCAAGCTCTGCTAGGTGGCGATCATTGGGTCGAAGTTGGTAGCCAAGATTGGGCAGGAAGTCATCCCACAGTGTCGGGCGCCAGCACAGTGACCACAGTCACTCCTAGCCAAACTTTTTCTATCAACGGCACAACTATTACAACGCCAGGCACCCCTACACTAGCAGGCTTTTTAACTTATTTCAACGGTGGCCTCGGTGGCCTAGTTACTGGTGTACGAGCAGTGGCATTGAACAGCCGATTGTATTTGTACACAGACGGAGCCACTGAAACAGATGGTGACTCTGCTCTAGCAAACTCTATCACTATTGCCGGTAGTACCGCAGCGGGCTCAGCACTGGCACAGTTAGGTCTTACTACTGGTACATTTTACGGACCAGCAATACAACAGACACCGCACACTAGTGTACCAGAGTGGAAGTCAACAAACACTAAACCACGTCCAACAGGTTCTGTGTGGATCAAAACCACTGAACCCAACTTTGGAGCAAGATACATTGTCAAACAATGGAATTCAGCTACTAAGACTTAGGTGACCTATTCTGCTCCTGTCTACTCAAGCACACACGCTGCCTTGTATTATCTAGATCGCAGTGGTGGTGGACAAGGCATTGCAACAGATAATTTATTTGTTCAAAGCAACAGCGATGAAAACAGCAACTATGACACGTCACCAGAAACTGCGTCATTTAGAATTTTCAAAAGAGCAACCACAGGCAATACCGTGGTAACATCCAATCCTATAATTTCTGGCACATTTAGTGTAGGATCAAACACATTCACATTCAAGGCATCCAGCAAAGGTAATTTAACATTGGATACTGCCAGCTCAGTGAGCTTTACTGCTCTAGGCACAGTAGGCGATGCAGAACTAATGGCCACAGCAATAAATGCTGTAGGCAGCACCACTGTTGAAGCTTCTGTGACTGCAGACAATGCGGTACAAATCATTCATAAAGAAGGTGGTGACATACGTTTTACAGATGGCACAGGCGCACCAATAAGTGATATATTCACTGCCTATAACATCGACACAGGCACTGGTACACAGAATATGTACACACCAGGCTCTGGTGCTGCAGAAACTTTCCTTGCAACAAATTGGATTCCATTGGCTGCAGAAGATTTTGCTGCATCTGCTACTGCACCTTTGGCCGAACCACAAGACGGACAACTATGGTACACTCCGGTTTTTGATCAAGTAGATATCATGGTACACAACGGTGATATCTGGGTTGGATATAAAACAACAACCAGTCCTTACTATGCTGCAAGCGCAGTTGATAAAACTGATCCAGCAGGACCAATTGTGGCGGCCAGCGAGCCAACAAAACAAAGCGACGGGACAGATTTGAAAAATGGTGACTTGTGGATCAGCACAGCCGATCTAGAAAACTTCCCAACTATCTATCGTTATGATGGTCTGGCCCTAGAATGGGTGTTAGTTGACAAGACTGATCAGACCACAGAAGACGGTATCTTGTTTGCAGACGCTAGATACGGATCAAGTGGCGCTTCAGGTAACACAGCAGCCACTATCGGAGATCTGTTGTTAAGCAACTATGTAGATTTTGACTGTCCAGATCCAGCACTATACCCCAAAGGCATGCTGCTGTGGAATTTACGCAGAAGTGGCGGTAATGTCAAAAGATACAGCAATAATTACATTGACACAGCAGCCGATAACGTGCGTTACGAAGCTTTATACAACGACAACGGCTCCAGTCCAGTTACCGGCGACAGTCAAAGCGCCTACGCAACCGATCGTTGGGTCACAGCTTCACCAAACAACGAAGACGGGTCAGGCAGCTTTGGTCGCAAAGCACAGCGCAGTCTGGTTGTGCAAAAACTCAAATCTGCGATTGACACCAGTTCAGAAGCCAGAGATGAAGAACGTAGAAACTTTAATTTGATCGCTTGCCCAGGATATCCAGAAGCCTACAGCAATTTGATCAACTTAAACCTAGATAGAGGAGTCACAGCATTTGTGGTAGCTGATACTCCACTACGTTTGCCGTCAGATGCAACCAGCCTCACAGCCTGGGGCACCAATGCTAATGGCGCACTAGACAACAATGATACAGGTATTGTTAGCTACGACGAATATTCAGCTGTGTATTATCCCAATGGATTTACCACTGACCTAAGTGGTGCTAACGCAGTGGTTCCTGCATCACACATGATGTTGAGAACTATCGCTCTCAGCGACCAAGTTAGTTATCCATGGTTTGCACCAGCAGGCACACGTCGCGGCGGCATTACCAATGCCACAGCAGTGGGATACATTGATGCAGACACAGGAGAATTCCAGTCAGTGGCGTTGAATGAAGGTCAACGCGACACGCTGTATGATCTCAAAGTAAATCCAATTCCATTCTTTGTTGGAGTAGGACTAGTTGCATATGGTCAAAAGACTCGTGCTAGAAATGCCAGTGCATTGGATCGTATCAATGTATCACGTCTTGTAGTTTATCTACGCAGTCAGCTAAACAAACTTGCTCGTCCGTATATCTTTGAACCCAATGACAAGATTACCAGAGATGAAATCAAAGGGGCTGTTGAGAGTCTGTTGATTGAGTTGGTAGGCTTAAGAGCGTTGTATGATTTTGCCGTGGTCTGCGATGAGTCAAACAACACACCAACAAGAATTGATCGCAATGAGTTGTATGTTGACATAGCGATTGAGCCAGTCAAAGCGATTGAATTTATCTATATTCCATTGCGTATCAAGAACACAGGAGAAATTTAAAAATGGCACTAACTTCCTTAAATAGAATTTCGGTTCCTACCTCAGGAGCCAACAGCGGCACAGCTTTGCTGATGCCAAAACTAAAATATCGCTTTCGGGTGATACTACTAGGATTTGGTGTTGAGGCCAGCACAGAACTAACAAAACAAGTTAGTGATGTAAGTAGACCAACTGTAACATTTGAAGAAATGACTATTGAAGTCTACAACTCAAAAGTCAAACTGGCTGGTAAACCAAGTTGGGGAGATGTCACATTAAATCTACGAGACGATGCCAACGGCCAGGTGCAGAAAATTGTTGGTCAACAGGTACAAAAGCAGTTTGACTTCATGGAACAGGCCAGCGCCCGTTCAGGTATTGATTACAAATTCCAAATGAACATCGAAATGTTAGATGGTGGCAATGGTAGTTTTGAACCAAACATCCTTGAAAAATGGGAAACGTATGGTTGCTATGTATCAGAAGTCAACTATGGTGAAGCCAACTATGGTTCCAATGAACCAATGACAGTGGCTCTTACTATCAAGTATGACAATGCTGTACAGTTCGCAGGTGGCACAGGCACAGGCACAGCACGAGGTATCGGTGCAGTTGTAGGCCGAAGTCTTGGCGAGGCTGTAACAGGCCGCGGCAGCTCGAACTAATATCAACCGCTGATCAAAAACCCGGATTAATCCCCGGGTTTTTTTACGGCTAAATAATTATATGTCAAATGTATTCACAAGATTTCTCGGCGGTGTAGGAGAAGGGTTACTTACACCCAAAGGCGGCCTCGCGGATTTCCGTCATGCCAGCAAACTGTTTGTTGAAAACGGCTACCGGCTTATGCCTCGCACCAAGTTCATGTTTTATGTGCGGTTTGAGATTGATAAAACAGTATTATCATCACCGGTATTCACTAACACTCATGCAGACGAAATTGGTTATCTTATCAAGAGTACTGATCTGCCTAAATTTAAATTTGAAACAGTCACCAAAAATCAATACAATAGAAAACACATAATTTATAAAAATTTTACCTATGAAGGTATCTCAATGAAATTCCATGACGACAGTGCAGGAGTAATCAATGCATTGTGGGCATTATACATGGGAACCTATGTACAAGATCGATTCAATCCCGAGGCAGCATTTAGCAAGACAAATCTTGCCGCTTCCGGAACTACATTTCAAGGCTTTAGATACAGTCTCGACAAGCAGGGAAAAACTGTGGACTTTTTTAAGTCTATTACTATATATACTATGAGTCGTCGTAGGTTTTTAGGATATACATTAATCAATCCTAAAATTACAAGTTGGCAACACGGTGATGCCGGATATAGTGCAAATGAATTTAATGAAACTACAATGAATATAGAATATGAGTCTGTAGTCTACAGCTCAGGAAGTGTTGCTAAGAATACTCCCAAAGGATTTGCTAACTTATACTACGATAGTGTGCCAAGTCCATTAACTGTAGCAGGCGGCGGCGTCGGAAACTTATTAGGCGAAGGCGGTGTACTAGACGGACTCGAAAGTATATTCGGAGATGTCAGTAGCGGAGCTGCATTTGGCAGTGTAGGAGGATTCCTTGGCACCGCCATTGCCGCAGTGAATACTGCAAAAAATATTGGAAAACTATCCAAGGCAAGCCTGCGAGCAGAAGCCATAGGATTATTAAGTAGTCCTGCTGCTATTGGAGGTATTATCAATACCGTAGGCGGAACTTTGGGATCAGTGTTTCCAAAAAACAACGGCGGCAACGGTGGTACACAGGCCACGCAACGCTCAATCGCCCCACCGCCACAAGACCTAGGACAATTCTTATAATATGCCAAGTTTACCAAATTCTCTTCAGCAAGATAGTGCTGCTGGAACAAAATTATTTTTTGATCGTTACGGCGAACGAACTTTGGAATTTGGAGCCAACGAAGTCGGTGCTGCTATTGCTTTTTTCCAAAGTCGTGGATTTGAAAACGAAGCGGCTCTTATCACAGCACAGGTTTTATTGAATCAAGCCAAACTCGACGACGTTCCGGTGTTTAAAATCATCGACACTCTCAAGAATTTTAATGGCGTTCAAATTAGTGCTCTGGTGGCTGAGATTCTAAACAACAATAGAAATGCCACAAGTTCACTGGGTTATCGCACTGACTTAATAGAAAAACAAAATCAAACTAGAAATATTTTTGCCTAATGCCAAAGTTTGCTCAAGGTCGATTTGAAATGAAAAATGTCGACAAATATGTTGGCAAAAAAACACCATTGGCTCGAAGTTCGTGGGAATTTATTTTTATGAAGATGTTGGACGAACATCCGGGTGTTGAAAAGTGGGCCAGCGAAAGCATACAAATTCCCTACAGAGATCCGTTAACCGGCAAGTATACAATATATGTTCCTGATTTTTTTATCACTTATGTGGATAAAAATGGGAAAAAACATGCAGAAGTTGTAGAAGTTAAACCAGCTAGTCAAACGTTTATAGAACAGGTGGGAAAGAGTCAGTACAATCAACAGCAGTATGTTAAAAATATGGCCAAATGGGAAGCTGCCGCAGCCTGGTGCAAACAGCAAGGTGTCAAGTTCCGCATAGTCAACGAAGGCGATATTTTTCATCAAGGCTCAAAACGCAGATAAGTAATGTATGACGAAAAAACTTGAAGAACTGTTTAATCTAGAAGAATCTAAACCTGCAAAGGAAACAGCCCCTGTTGAACCCAAAATAGATCACACAGAAGTTCGCAGTTTAGATGACAGCTATAAAGCGGTGGCTGAGATTACTCGCAGTTTACCACAAGTAAAAGAACTAGACGAACTTAATGATCACGAACTAGACAATCTAGCATCAAAAGCTGAACAGGCCTATGACGACCTAATGGATTTAGGAATGAATGTAGAAGTTCGTTATAGCAGTCGTATTTTTGAAGTGGCCAGCTCAATGTTAGGCCATGCAATTACAGCTAAGTCTAATAAAATTGAGAAAAAACTCAAGGCTATTGACATGCAAATGAAGAAATACAAAATTGACAAAGATAACAACGAAGACCCAAATGATGTTATTAACGGGCAAGGATATGTGATCACTGACCGCAACGAGCTGATCAAGAAACTGGGCGGAAAAGCATAAATACTACTATGAAAACTTTCAAAGAATATCTTGCCGAAGGCAAAAAATCATACAGCTTTAAAATTAAAGTTGCCGGTGATCTGCCCGAAGATTTCCAATCAAACTTAAAAACGTCCCTAGAAAGATGCAAAGTTATGAAAATGGAAAAACTCAGCACAACACCAATCCAAGCAGTTCCTATGGATTTTCCAACTATGAAAAACTGTGAAGTTCACGTTTTTGAAGTTGCTTGTGAATATCCTATTACTTCGCCTGAAATCAGCAGTGATATCAAGAGTATGGGTCTAGACGAAGCTAGTTTTAGAGTAAGAGGAAGCAACGAATCTTCTGAAACTGATCAAGGTGAAATAGAAATTTTAAACACTGACGGGCTGTTAACTGACAGTCAGTATAAAGAAGGTACCAATGTCAAGCACAAAGATTTCTTTGGCGATGACTTTAACAAGAGTTTTTTAAAAGATTTAAGCAAAGTTGCTAAACAACAAAAGAAAGACAACGGTCAGACAGAATATAAACTGCCCAAGGCCAAAATTGATAAGACCGGCGTAAAAAGCGCCCTAGGGAGTTAATATGAATTTCAATGAATTGATGTCTAAAATGCGCGAGCTGGATGCTCCTGTCGCTCCATTGGGGGCGGTTGAGGCCTGTGGCGATCCAATGGGCATGCCCCCGCCGAGTATTCCTAGCAAGCCCGATGAACCTCCCCCAAGCATGAGTTTGAACCTCAATGCACAGGGCATGGACAACATTGCTGAATTAATGAAGTTGATGACCAAAGTCAATCCAGACATGATCAATCAACCAGCACCAATGAGCATGCCTCCAATGAGTGCCGAACCAAGCATCATGAGTATCAAGCCTCCAATGCCAGGCATTGGAGATCTAGGAAATCTAGATTCAGGACCATTAAAAATGTTGCCTGACCTAGACAAAGACGAACCACACAGTGAGCCTGATGCAGATAATAGAGGCGGTCCTAGTGACATGGATGCAGACAATATGCCTCCAATGGGTGACCTAGATCGTGACGATAAAGGCATTGACTCTATTCAAAAGTCTATGGGCGACCGAGACGGTGACGGCGATCATGACATGGATGATCATGACATGGAAAAAGACGGCAAAGAAGGCGACAAGAAAGACAAAGAAGAAGCATTCGGTAATGCACCGGAAGGCGCATCTGGACAAGAATATCATGGCATAGATGCTGCTATTCCAGACGGCGACGACTTGAACAAGCCAAAGAAAAGTTTTAGCGGTAAACCATATCGTGGCGACAATCCTATGGCTGCCGGCGCTTACGAAAGCAAAGAACAACTACGTGCCAGCATCAAGGAAGAATTACGTAGACGTTTATCAGAAGCAAAAAGTGAAAAGTTTGATCCACTAAAACATGTTAAGAATCCAACACAGGGTGAGAAGAATGCAGCACCCGATGTTAATCGTGAAAAATATGGCGATCGGGCAGCAATATTAAGATCCGCCGAAAAAGACGGTCGCTTAAAGACTACGTGATACAAGTCAAATCCAAATAGGCTCTCCGGAGCCTATTTTTTTCAGTAAATAACAGTATGGCAAAATCACTAGACGGTAATTTAATTAAGAAAGCTCATGCACCTCAACGATATACTCTTGAGGAAGTCAAGCATCTTGAAGCATGTATGGATCCTGTCACTGGTCCGCTGTATTTTTGTAAAAACTTTTTAAAGATTCAGCACCCTGTACGTGGATCAATTCCGTTTGCACCTTACGAATATCAAGAAAGACTAATAGATGCCTATCACAACAACAAACAGTGTATTGCCATGCTGCCACGACAGATGGGTAAGACCACCTGTGCCACAGGATACTTGTTATGGTACACAATGTTTGTGCCAGAAGCACAGGTTTTAATTGCTGCTCACAAATACGAAGGTGCGCAGGACATTATGAATCGTTATCGATTCGGTTACGAAAACCTGCCAGATTTTATTCGTGCAGGTGTGTATAGCTACAATAGAAACACCATTGAGTATGACAACGGAGCTCGTATACAGGCAGTGACAACTACAGAAAATACAGGTCGTGGTAAATCTCTTTCACTGATCTATTGCGATGAGTTTGCGTTTGTGCAGCCTCCAGAAAAAGCCAAAGAATTCTGGACTGCACTGTCACCAACATTATCAACAGGCGGTAAATGTATTATTACATCAACACCAAACAGTGACGAAGATCAGTTTGCGTTAATTTGGACTGAGGCTAACAAGCGATTCGATGAGCATGGGAATGAACAGCAATTAGGTATGAATGGATTCCACAGTTTCTTTGCACACTGGGCAGAACATCCAGATCGTGATGAGAAGTGGGCTCAGACAGAACGTGCAAAGATTGGTGAAGAGCGTTTCCGTCGTGAATTTGATTGCGAATTCTTGATCTTTGACGAAACGCTAATCAATGCTGTGCGACTGGCAGAAATGAAAGGTGTTGACCCTATCATGACCATGGGGCAAACACGTTTTTATAAAGACATTGACCCAAGAGCAACTTATCTAGTTTCCCTAGATCCTTCATTAGGCACTGGTGGGGACTATGGTGCCATACAGGTGTTTGAAATGCCCAGTATGGAACAGGTAGCAGAATGGCGACATAATCTAACTCCTATTCAAGCACAGGTTAAACACCTAAGAGAAATTTGCAAGTACATTCAAGACCGAGGACTAGAAAAGGGCGGTATTCCGCAACTTTATTACAGTGTTGAAAACAATACACTAGGCGAAGCTGCTCTTATTGTTATTAGTAATCTAGGAGAAGAAAACTTCCCAGGATTATTCCTTTCTGAGCCTATGCGTAAGGGTCATGTACGTAAATTTAGAAAAGGATTTAACACAACACACAAGACAAAAATCACTGCTTGTAGTCAGGTTAAACACATGTTAGAAACACAAAAAATGAAGATTTACTCTAAACCTCTAATATCTGAGCTTAAAACATTTGTGGCACACGGAGTGGGATTTGGCGCTAAAACAGGCGAACACGACGACCTAGTAAGTGCCATGCTGTTAATAATACGTATGGCTGGAGTATTATCAGATTGGGATCCCAAGATCTACGAAAAGATGACAGAAAAATTAAGCGAAGATCAAATGCCCATGCCGATATTTGTCTCTAGCGGTTTTTGATAAATATAACTATGGACGCAACAAACAATATAGCCACCGATTTATTCTATAAAATTAGAAGCCGCTTCAAAGGCCTAAAACTAGGCGATGGAACCGGTTCAATTACCATCAATCCCGAAGATGCCCGATTCTTTGACTTTGATTATATGGAAGGCGAAACTGCAATCGGGCATGTTAGTATTAGCCTAGCAGAACAAAATTCATTAAAAGTATATTTCTCAACAGGAATTACAGAATCAATGGATGGCGGACAAAAAGATAATTGGTATGGATTTCTAAAAGAATTACGTACATTTGCAAAACGTAGACTAATGGCGTTCGATACTAGAGACATTGCCAAAGACAATCTAGATCAAAGAGATTATGAATTTCTAAGTCAGCACAATCAGCCTAAAGATCAAGCAAACACAGTAGTTAAACCTGTTGGAGAAAGCATTATGAGTGAAAGCGCACTATACGGATCAAAGACCGTTAGTTATCAAAAGTTAATGGACACACGTCTTATCATCAAACACAATCAAGCAGTAATGGACGATGCAGCACCTGGTGCTAGAAGCCGTAACATTTCTGGACTGTTTGTTGAAAATCAAGACGGAGAACGTTTTAAATATCCATTTATTCATCTAGCAGGTGCCCGTGCAATGCAACGTCACGTGGCCAACGGTGGCGTGCCATATGACGACATTGGTAAAAGCATTGTTAACATGAGTGAAGAAATTGCACAGCTAAAGAGTTTTGGCAATTATGTTGTGCGCAACGATCTAATGAATTCAGATACAAATAATGTTGTAGAAAGATCAGCAGAACAACTAAACAGATTGCGCGAGCAAATTAAAGCTATGAGCAAGCAAAGCCACTACGAACAATATCGTGAATCATTCCAGGCACAAACACAAGAAGAAGTTCCACAAGAATTTGTAGAAGAATTTACAGAAAAATTCACAGTTAGAAACTTCAAAGAAGATATTAAAAATGTGTTCCCGGTCTTGTATAGACTGATGAAAGAAAGCGACATAGGCTATGACGACATAGTCGCAATGACAACCACAGAACAAGAAACCGTAGAGGATGTTGAGCTCGATGAACACAACGAGTTCGATCGCTTTGAATCTTGGGTTATGGGGTTAGGCGAAGACTCAGCTATTGCTAGTCAAGATCCACAAGAACAACAGACAGCAAAACAAGAATTACAAGAGTTGGTTAGTCAGGCATTCCCAACAGGCGTTGATGGTTCAAATGCTATCGAAAGTCTAAAAGGCATCATTGAAGATCCACAATTATTTAAAGCTATCAAAGAACAAGCACAACAAGATCCAGACTCTGATGTTCGTGGTATGGTAAAAGATTGGCTAGAATCTAATGCTCCAGAAGCAATTGAAGGGTTAGATTTTGGAGACTTTGAGGAACAGCCTGCAATGGATGCTGAAGAACAACCACAAGAAGCCAGTGATGGTCCTAACAAAAGCGATGTACCTGCATATCTACGCAAACAAAAAGGTGGAGATGATTGGAAGGTCAGCACTAAAGACGTAGAAGATGAAAAAACTAAATCTCCAACAAGTTCAGCAGGCTTAGCACGTAGAAAACAAGAACTAGGAATGGGAGAAGCTGATAGCGAGCCTAGCAAAAAAGATGACGACAATTCTCCTCCTTGGGATACCGACGACGAAGAAAAGTCACAATTTAAAAAGCCCAATAATCCAAATCGTACAGGCCAAGACAGTGCTAGAGCATTAGCACAACGAGGCATGCAGTCTAAAATGAATGTACAAGAGTTAGCAGAATTCATCAGTAGTTTTTATGATAGAAATTCAGGTACATTCCCTAAAGGTCCAGAAGGCGTTGTTATCATGGTAGGCAAAAAGTTTGGTGAACAGGCAGAAATGGTTGCTCGCAAAATGGTAGAAAGAATGGCTCCACAACAACAAGATCCACAAATTGCAGAATTAGCACGTATTAGAGAATTAGCAGGCTATTAAGATTGTTCGTAGCAGTTAGAGTCTAGTTAACTCTATTAGATTGGGCACTTAGGTGTCCTTTCTTTTGGCGAAATCAGTTGTCAACGTAATTGTCAACTAAGGCGTTATATATATGTAGGGGTAGAAATTCCTACTTAACCAAAAGGAAACTTTAAAATGAAATCAGCAATCGCAATCCTCGCTACCGTGTTCGCAGTATC